AAGTAATTCCCATACTCCCCCGCCGCGAGCTTCGAGCTGTAATCGACCAACGCCGTTCCCGTGTTTCCGCTCGCGAGCCCGCCGAGCGCGGCTTGGTTTCGAGTGATCGCCTGCTCACCCTGTTGCTGGCGGAACTTAAAGTCGGGCGACGCGAAGAAATTCGAGTAGTCCGGCGTGCCCGATACTCCGCCAGGTGTCGAACCATTCGCGCCGCCCGTACCCGGCCCAACCTGCATCGTTGGCGATACACCCCCGCCAGCGGTGGGAACCCACGCGCCGCTAGCGTCCTTCTGCATGTCGATCGTGTTGCCCGCACTACCGCCCCCGAGCGACGTGCGCAGCGAATCCCACTTCTGCTGCCAGTCGGCTTGATTGCCGTCGGGCGCGTGCACAGCTCCGTACCACGTGCCGGCAACGTCTCGCAGTTGATCTTCATTGAAAATCGTTCCGTCAGGCAGCGCGAGCCGACCGTCGGGGAGCTGCATCACGCCAGACTCAGCGGCGAACGCCTTCAGGTTGCGATTTTCGTCGCCATGCTTCGAGCCGAAGATCGCCGCCGCAGGATCGAGCAACTTCCCGAGGCTACCGAGCTTGCCGGAGTTGACGAGCGATCCGCCTACGTTCCATTTGCCGCCGAGAACGTCACCGGTCACGGGTGCGAACTGGTTCACCGGAGCCGCACCGGCGAACGTCTCAGCGTTCGGGCCTCCGATCAGATTCGATCCGCCGCCCGTCGAAAGCCCGTAGGGCGCACCGAGCAACGCGAGCGCACCGCGACCGATGTTCAGATACGGCGCGTTATCGAGGCGCGTCAGATCGAACTGTCGTCGCTGCTCGGCGATGGCTGCGTCGGTGCCTGCTGCGGCAGTCTTGCCCGCTTTCTTCGCTTGGTCGGCTTGGTACGCGGTCCCGAGCAACGTTCCGCCGACGACGATCGCTGCGCCCCAAATCTCAGCCATTACTGTGGCCCTCGCATAAAGGTGAAGTGACACGCCCACACGAGGCGACCGTCTTCGGGCGTAGACGCGTAGCCATGCTTCGGCGATCGAGCGTGGAAAAGTGGCGCCTCGAATATGACGGCGCGGTTGAACTTCCCTCGCACGAACGAAGTTTCTTCCCAGTCATCGGCAGATCCGCCGGTCATTTCCGCTTTCAGCCGCTCGAACTCTTCCGGCACCGTGCGCAGCTCAGCGAACGAACGCATGCGCGTCTCGCCGGTGCGCTTGTTGCGATAGAACCCGGTGCCGAACCGTTCGTCGTCGTGATCGCTGAGATACACGATCGCGGTATATGCGCCCATCTCGCGATCGGAGTGCACGTAAGCCGCTTCGGTGTCGGCGTTGGTGACACGGAAAAACATAGAGTTCGGGATGATCCCGACGCCCATGTGCCAATTGAGCGGCAACAGCAGCATGGCGTGATCACCCCAGAATCCCATGCCGTCGTACACCGACGATCCGACTTCGCCTTTGCTCGGGCGCCACGTGCCGAACCCTGCTTCGAGCGCGGACTGTCGCGCGGCGTGGGCGTACTGCGAAAAATCATCGATCACGAGCACGCCGGGTTGCGGGCGTTCGACGAATGCATTGCCGTTGGCATCAACTAGAGCGGTCATGGACGAACCCCGTCAGCGTCGTAGAGCGTATCGATTGCGAATAGACGAATCGGATCGGACACCTCGCACGCGAAGACGCGCGCTCGTGATTCGCCCAGGTTGTGATACTGCACGCGGCGGCGGTATTCCCCGAGCTTCCCGAGTTCCTTCACCGGGCGCACAAGCGGGAACGTATTTCCGCCGTCGTTGCTGATGAACAGCGTTAGAAGCGGGTTCGAGCCCTGCCCCGTCGCCGTGCCGCGCCCCGCGCCGATGCCGAGTTCGAGGCGGCGGAACGAAGCGCGCTCGCGCTCCGAATACAGCGGCTGATAGGTCCACCGCACCGTTTGCGGCTCGCCCCATTCCTCGTGCGTATCGGGGTCGAGAATGCCGAGCTTGCCGGACATGGAATCGCCGACGATCTGCATGCCGTACGCTTCGATAATCATCGACGGACGCCACCGGCCGATCGAGGCAGTGTTGATGCGCGATTCGCGCTCATGCCACTCACCGGTGTTGAAATCCATGACGAACGTTCGACCCGCATTGGGGAACGTCCATGCCGTAAAGAGGTGGCCCTCGTGAGTGAACGGGATCGCGATGCAGTCGCTTACGACGCCGAAGCGAGCCACTTCGCCGTCGATGCCGTCATGGGAGATTTTTTGCCACACCGACCCGAGACGCCGGATCGTGCGATCGTTCGCGAGCATCGACGGCGCGTTGTCCTGATTCGCGATCGAGGCGCCCGCCGCGCATCCGAGGTTCTGATAAAAGCCCTGTGGTGAGCGCGAGAACGGCGAGCCCGTCGGGTTCGCGGCGTTGTACCACCGTTCCGTCGAACTCTCGCCGGGCAGGATGATTTCGCGATTGTTGACTAGCAACCCGGTGAGCTTATCGGGTGCGCCGTCGATCGTCGTCACGTCGAGTGCGTTGAAGGTGAGCGCGTTCAGCCCGCTGTTGATCAACTGCGCCGTGTTGCGACGACGGAGCACGAAGTATTGATCGAGGAAATCAACATCGGCCACGCCGGCACCGGAGACGATCACCGGATCGGCGCTTTGCGAAACCAACGTGCCGTCGGTCGTGTACATCGTGCCGTCGCCTGGCGTGATAACGATCGACGTTCCGTTCGTCTGAACTCGGCACACGCCGTTGCCCGAGACATTCGCGCCCGAGAGCGCAGTCACCGTGCCGTTGGACGCGACGCTGTAAACCTTCGCACCGGCGACGACGTATAGCGTCCCGTTCATCACGACGCCGCCTCGAACTTCGGGCTGCGAGGTGTCACCCCAAGCGCGGATGCCGGGGGCACGCACGAGCGTCACCGGATCGCGGCTCGGCTTGTCGGGCGGCGATGCGATCGGAAAGACATTCACCAGCCGCCGGCACGATGCCTCGGGCACCGGCAGGCGATAGCTTCCCATCGGCAGCGGGATGTTATTACCCATAGCGGAAATCGCCCTTCGGCCGCTGGCCCTCAGCGCACGGGAGCGCCGTCGAGACTTCCTCGCCGAGTTCGGCGCCGATCGTCTTGTTATTGATCGCGCGCATGCCGTCTTCGTGCATCTTTTCAAGCTCGGGTGTGATCGCCGCGCCCGCAGCGATGGCGATAGCGAGCGACGCCGTTACGCCCATTTCCGCCCAATCGGGGATCGTGAGCGTGTCTTGCACGTTGTCGGTGGGGAAATACTGCACATCGACGCCGGTCGCCTTCCACACCGCGCACATCTGATTCAGCTTGCGCAGCGCGAACAAGCCTTGCTCGGGCGAAGGCGTCTCGTATTCGTCGATAACGTTGCGGAGCCTGTAAGCGTCGGTAATCAGCTCAATGTATTTCATGCGATACAGGCTCCAGCGGTGAGAGGAAAGGCGCGCGACGGTGAAGCGCCGCGCGCCATGTACGCCGAAGCGTTACGCCTCGATCCCGCGTACTGCGTGATCCGGGCGCGGCGCGCAATAGCCATACAGCACGTCCACGCGGGTGGACTCTGTATCGCTCTTGCCGTCGCCGAAGGTCATCACGCGAACCGAAACGCCCTTCACCGTCGCCGTATAGCCTTCGCACGATGCCAGGACCGGCAGCGGCGCGAATGCCGCAGCGTACGCATTGCGATGGAACCCGAGGTTCGTCGCCTTGCCCGCCGCGTTCGCCAACAGCGTCACGTTCGCACCGTTCGCCGGCAATGCGTTGATGTTGCCGACCTTGTTCGCAGTCGTCAGATTCAACGCCGGGTAGATCTGGATGTTGCCGGCGCCGCCTGCATAGTCCGCCGTAACGACGAACTGTCGAAGCTGCCCGTTCGTGACGCCCGTCAGCGGATGCACCGCGAAGACGTTCGCAACGGTGATGATCGTTCCTTTGTTGATCGCTCCCGTGCCGGTCGTCACCGCGAGCTGCGAAGCGCCATCGACACCCGCACCGTTCATCACGTAACCGGCGCCCGCGCCGTTCACATGCACCGGGTTCGACTGCTGTTCGTAGAAGTCGAACCCGGCGAAGCGGCCGACGGCGTTGTCGTTGAACTCGCCGCGAATCTCTTTGCTGTCGTGAAACAGCGTAGCGTTCTGCTCGCCCATCGCCGAGTTGACGTTCGACGTGATGTGCGCCGAGCGCTGATCGGGCGGAGCGAGGAAACGATTCAGCACCGAGCATGCGTTGCGCCAGTCGGTGCGCGGCGTGGCGGTGAGCTGAATCGCGTTCGGCGTCAGGTTCTTGAACTGCGTCAACAGATCCGCATTGACCACCGCGCCGAGTGAGTTCATCGCAGGGCGCAGATAGCGTTCCTTGAAGTCGGTCAAATCGAGTTTCTTTTCCTTCGCGGTGAAGGTGAGCGCAACGTGCTTCTGCGTCGTGAGCTGCAGAGTTACCGAACCTTCCTGCAGCGACGGCGCAGCGCCACCAGCCGCGAACGTTGCGCCGTCATAGACGACGGGCACCGGCGGAACTTTGATCTTGACTGAGTCGCCTTTCTTGTAACCGTTGACGGCTTCGCCGAACTCTTCCTCGCGGTCGGTGTTGATATTCGACACGACCGTGTTTTCTTCCACCAGCATGGCCGCAGCTTCGCGCGCGATCATCTGGTGAGTGAGTGCCTGTGTGCCCATCGTCTACAACCCTCTTACTTTTTGGCCCGTCGTTCTGCCCGCTTCCGAGCGTTCCACCACTCGTCGTCGGTCATCTTCTCGGGGGCCTTCGCGCCGCTCGTGCCTGACTCGCCATCACCGCCAATTTTCGGCGGGGGATTCGGCGGCACAGTCACGCCCGGCAATTGGTTTGTCGTCGCCGCTGCTTTGTTCGCCTTCAACTTCCCTTCGATTTCGATCAACGCTTCTCGCACATCGGCCTTATCGGCCATCTGATTGAGCTTCGCCGTCTCCCCCAAGTTCTGCGAAAGGTAGAACGCTACAGCCGGCCCCATCTCCCGTCGCATGATCTCGCGGGCCAGCGTCGGGCTTTGCGTAAAGCGCGGATTGCTGACGGCGGATGCATAGTCCGGGTTCGACTTGGCAAACTCGGTGGCTCGTGACTCGAAGGTCGCGCGGGTGGCAGTGTCTGCGAGCCTTGCGCGTTCGGCTTCGAGTTCCTTGCGCACGGTTTCCCGTGTCTCGGTCTGAAGCGATTCGCGCAAGTAAGCGCCGTATGCCACTTCGTCGAACTTGAAATCGGCCAACGTTTTTACCGCTGTCGATTCTTCACGTGCCGCAGGCGGGGTCGTGTTAGAGGGCTGCGAGGCGGACCGATTGCGGTCGGCTTCGAGCTGCTGAGCACGATCGCGCCAGTAATCCGCATCCTCACGGAGCCGACGCCAATTGCGGTCGGCGTCGCTTTCATTCGGATTGGGATTCGCGGCTGCCGCGCCAGGGTTAGCGGCATCCCCACCGGGCGGCGGGGTTACACCTGTTGACGGTGACGAGCCGTCTTCTACTGTCTCGGGCATGTAACGTACTCCAAAAGCGTGGCGTTAGGGAAGAGGCTTCGTTGAGCCACGATCGCGAGCCTCGATTGGTTCACAAATCCAGCGACGACAGAGCGGCGGCTATCGCCTCCGATTCATCGTCCTGGCGCTTCATCAACTCGCGGATTTCCGCCGCAATCGCCTCGTCTTCCTCCGGCGTCAGCGTTCGACGCTTCAACCGGAGGGTTTCCCGTTGCTCGTTCACGCTGCCATCGCTTCAGGCGGCGGCCCGCTCGGAGGTGGAGCGCTCGGCGGTGGGCCAGCGGGCGGCGGCGTCTCTTCCTCGCCCTCGGGCGCATCGATCACCTCGCCGACGAACGATCCATCGCCCTGGCGAGTGAGCTTCAACCCACGCTTGCGAGGCTTCGCGGCGATGCTTGCCACCGACTGCGCGTTTACCTGGGCGAGTTGTTCCGCGTACTGCACGAACAGCTCGGTGGCGCGTTCCTGAATCGATGCAAGCGCGTCTTGCTGCTGCTGACGGAATTCGTCGGACATTCCAGCGGTCGCAGCGGTGAGCGCGGCTTCGGCCTGTGCCGCCTGGAATTTCGCCACGTCTTCGGCGAGCTTCGCTTCGGCAGCCTTCAAATTCGCCTGCTGCACCTTCAATTCTGCGGTTGCCTGTTTGGCGCTGGTCTCTTCGTCCTTCGCCTTCATCATGGCGTCGTTCACCTGGCCCTGCATCTGCTGAACCGCCTGCATCGCCTGTTCCGCCTGGGCCATTGCCGATGCAACTTCCGGCGGCAACTTCGCGCCTTCCTGTAGCTGCTTCTGAATCGGCGGAGGCAGCAACAACCGCATGCGCTCGGCGATCTGTTCCGCGTACGGCAGATCGAACGATTTGAAGATTAGATCGCCCGCGACGCTCCACACCTGCGGCAGTGCCTGCCCCATCTGGGAGTACATCTGCGCCGCTTCCTGACGTTGCGTGCTAAAGCTCGGGCCACTCGTCACCGTCACATCGTAACGACCCTTCGACAGATCGTTTTCCTTGCCGTACGAGCCATCGGGCTTTTGGAACACCCGATTCGCGACGATGTATTTCTCGGCGCCATCAACACCGAGAACGCGCATCGATTGCTCGGCGGTGTAGATCTTCCCCACAAGGTCGTCGATGATTTCCCACGTGCGGCACACTGCGGCGCTCATGTTGTCGCCGTAGTTGAATGTGGCAATCTCGCCCTGACGGGTTCGCTGCGTGATCGCGATGCCGCTCGTTTCATTCGACTGCCGACCGATCGACGCGTCGAAGATGCCGCTTGTTCCCTTCATCAGATCCGCCGAGATGCCGCGCATTTCCATCAATGCGACCGGCACATCGGCAGCGCCCATGCGCGTGGGCGGCCCGGCGGCTTCGGGGTCTGGGTTGTACGGCAAATACGGGATCAGTTTTTTATGCGCTTCCTTCCACTTCTGCACGTGGCCCTTCGCCTGCTTCTCTGTGGCCCAGAAATGAGACAGGGGCGCCGTGTAAACCGTCTCGGCGATTGCGGTCATGGTGGAGTTCTGCAGGCGCTGTGCGTCCTTGCTGAAGCGCGTCAGCCCGTGCCAAGTAACCTTGCCATCGATCACGCGCCATTCGCCGAACACCTGCACGAACGGGAAGAACTTGCCCGCCCAATCGGTCGGCGGCTCCAGCACCGAGTTGCCCGAAACGATGCACATGCGAATTTTGTGCGACTTCACGACTCGGCGGCGCATGATCTTCACGCCTGGGGGCAGCGGATCACCGTTCGCCATGGTCACGCCGTTGGTATCGCCCGCGCGTTGCTCTTTGATTTCGACCGTTGCGCCGTCCGACAGCATCGCGAGAACCTTGCGCGTCGGTTCCTTCCACCAATACTCGCAAACGCGGACCATTTCCGCGTCGTACCAATCATCGTCGTTGTCGTCGAATTCCTGATCTTCATCGAAGCTCACCGGCGTGCGATCGGGCCAACGTTCCTCGAAGCTCTTTTTGGTGATGCGCTCCGAAATCAGCCAGTCATTCGCGTCGGTTTTGAGCTGATCAGTCGCAGCCGGATCGGCCCACACCACGAATGGGTTTTTGAACGGCAGCAGCCGCACCGTCTGATTCCATGACGTGTCGTCGTTCCACTCGGTATCGACGCGCCAGGCGCCCATGCCGCCCGACACCTGATAATCAGCCGCGTAATCGGTGATCGTGTCGCCCTTCGACACGGCCCAAATGTTGCGAATGATCCCCTCTCGCGTCTCGGCGGTGGACACGTCGCCATCTTCGACGGCTCGCACCTTGCCTTGCGGGCGATTGGCGCGCATGTCGTTGATCACCCGCAGCGCCTTCACCCGCAGCTCGTTGAACTCGTAACACGGTCGATCGCCACGCGCTTCCTTCGCGTGTTCATCCCATTGCGAGCCAGGAACGTGCAAAAACTTGATGTCGCGCAACGCCTCTTCGCGGTTATCGTGATCATGCTCGAACATCACGCATTTGCGACGACGGACACGCGCGACTAGTTCCGCATCGTTCTTCTCGCCCTCGGTGCGCTCGGGCTTCACTTTTTTGTTGTAGGGGTCGCCTACGCCGACCGGATTTATTTCGTTTCTAGCGCCAGCCATTACTATATTCCTCGGTTGATTCGCTCGGGCGCGCGTTAGTTTGTTCCGCAAAGATTCGATCGGCGCACACCGCACCTAAGCCGAACGCGTCGGCGCCGTGTGATGCCCAGTCGTGTTCGGGACCGAGCCCGATCCCTCTCACTTCGTCTTTCTTCTCGTGATACCAGCCGAGCGCTTCCATGCCGCCGGCACACGTCGGCGTCGTCTCCCAATCGACCGCGACTGTCGGCGAGTTGAAGCGCATCGATCCGAAATGTCGCCGCCCCGCCTCGATTCGCAGCTTCGCGGCGCCCCGTCCCTGATTCGGTACAACCGTTACGTTGTATCCCGCGCCGTCGCCCTTCCCGAGCGCCTTCGCATACGAGGTATCGTGGACCTTGTCTTGCGTGTCGCCGTCATGGGGCAGCCAGATCTGCGTGTTATTGGGGTTGTACGATCGACTGCGCAGCCAGTTCAAATGCGCTTCGACCGGCTGGCCTACGGCTTCGTAGTAATCCAGCACGCGAATTTCTCGCCCCACAAACTGCCAAACCCAAATAACGAACGCGTCGGCTCGGGCGCCTGTGCCGCCAATATCGACGAACGCATGTTTGCTCAACAGCGGATCGGCAGCGACGAACCCGATGCGCCCTTGTTGCTTCGCTAGCGCGATCGACAGCGCGTAATAGGCGCCCTCCAACACGCGCACGTACCCACCTTCCCAAATGTGGTCGTACATCTCGGGCTGCGTGCGCAGGCAATCGAGTCGTTCGCGTTCGAGTTCGTCGGGGAAGAATGGATTGTCGCGCCAATTTGCCTCGATCGACACAGCGCCCGTCTGCATCAGCTCGCCGCGTCCGAAACGCTCGATCGGTGCGCCCTTGCGCGTGGGGTTCCACGTATAGATTCGCTGTGCGCCAGCGGTGCGGAGCGTCGGGTTAAATTGATTCATCGACGTGGCGGTGGCGCTCTGTGCCTCTTCCCACCAACCGCGCTTGAAGCCTTCGAGCGACTTGATCGAGTCGGCGTTGTAGTCGTTCATTCCCTTGAAGATCATCAGCCCGTCGCCCGGCGTTCTGATGCGATCTACGTACACCTTGAACCCGTCACGCTCCCCGAGCCCGAGTTGCCGCAACTTCGCCTCGATCAGTCGTTTGCTTGATTGCGCTAGATCCTTCTGTACCTCGCGCATGCACACCGTCAGCAGCCCGGCGCCTGCCTGATCGCCCGGCTCGGCGCATGAATCCTCGATCAGCTTCTCGGCGACGAAGTGGGATTTGCCCGAGCCGCGACCGCCAAAGATGTACAGGTACGGCGGAATGCCGTTCAGCGCAGGGAGGAACACTCGGGGGGTCGCGAGGGTGAGCGATCGGGCGACCGCCGATGCGACAGCGCTCACTTCCGTGCGTCTTTCGCGCCGATCGGCACTCGAAGCGATCGAGCGAGTCGCTTGACGAACTTACGCGTGCCCCCGGTGCGAATCTGGCGGCGCCCGTCGTTGTTGTGATGCCGACGCGTCTTCACGTCAGGTTGCGCCAGGCTTGGGCGCGTGGGCGTTTGGGGAGTCCACTACGACGCGAACGATCTTCTGCAGCACCGAGATGGGGTTGTCGCCCTCTTCGCCGCCTGTGATGGCCTGGGCGGGCCGTCCGTCGAGTCGGTCGGCGACTTCCTCGATCGCATCACTGTCGTTGTACACGGCGCGGTGTACGAGGTTCATCGCGATTTTGTCGAGCGCTTCGCCCTGCTGGCAGATGTACTCCGGTCGCGCTTCAACGTGCGCGTTCGTGTACTGCGCAAGCGCCTTGTTCAGCGCGTCGCGGAACCGCCGTCGTGCGGCGTTCTGATTCCCGATCGGTGCGCCCGCCTTGCTCACTTCCCCAATTCCTCGATCGCCTTCAACAGCTCGCGTTTAGTTGTATCGAGCTTGACCCGTTCGCCCTGCGCCTTCGCCCGCAACTGCCGATCGTGTTCGAGGCACATCGCGACGACGTGGGTCTCGGTGACGACGCAGCCGCATGCGTACTCAATCGTTGGGCGGGCCATCTAGGGCGGCTCCGTCCGTCACCAGCCGCACCGCTGCCGCTGTTTGAACGCACGTTCTAGAGCTGAGACACGTGACTTTCGTGTTACAGCCGCCCTGCAGAGCGCACCTAACCTTGGCCATAACCCTTGTAAATTCTTCCGCACAGTCGAAACAGAAGCCATCTTCATCAAGCGCTGTTCCCGCTCGGGCCTTGTCGCAAATGACACAAGCCGCGAGCCTTGTATGCCTGTTCAAACCGACCCCCTGAAACGAAAAAGCGCCACCGGTGTGGGCCGGCGGCGCTTCAGTCCCCGATGCAAATTTTACCAGCGTTCGGCACGGGCAGGGAATGTGCCCGAGGTTGCCGCCGCCGTCAACTACGCAATTACATCGGCCAGTGCCAATGCCCCCGCTGAGCCAGATTGCCGAGCGCCTGGGCGAACCCCACGCCGGCCACCGTCTCATTGGGTTTGAAGATCGTCGCGACAACCGACTGGTCATCATTCGCGTGCGTGACGATCGCCGGGTGCACCTTGCCCGTTTCGGCATCGGTCACGTGGACAATTCGACCGATCGACACGGCCGGACGCTCCGCAGCCTGGGGCGCTTCGGTGCGGACGATCTTCGGGGGAGCTTCGGGGGCGGAAGGGGCGACCGGCGTATCGGTGAGCGGATCGCGCGTCGCTGCTGTTTCGGTTTTCTGTGCCATCGTCGGAGCCTCGCTAGTTGCGTGGAAAGGGGCGACATGATCGCCGCCCCTTGCCGGCTCCGTCAACTTTTGGATCAGTCGCGCCAGTTATCGAGCCGCTGTTTCAACGCGGCGTGATACCCCTGCATGTATTGAAGTTGAGACGCCAACAGCGAACGCTGAGTCGCGTCAAGGTCCTTGTATTTCTCCCCGCCGATGAACCGCTCGGCGCCATCGATCCGCAACGTCAGCTCGTTGAGTTCGAGGATCGCGCGCATGTAGGGCGACGACGTTGCAGGCACGTCGAAGCCGCGCCCCGACATGAACTGCTTCAACAGGTAGCCTTCGAGCTGCCAGATTTTGTTTCGGGCCTGGGCGAACGCCAGTTCTTCGCCGATCTTCTCGTCGAAGTTCTCCGGCGAGGCGCACGCACTCTCGCCCGTCACCGTGAAGCCGTTCGCCAACGTGATCACGCAGATCGTCAGCGTGCCATGGACGAAATAGGTCGTGTCCTTGATCACCGCCGCGACTCGCTCGGGCGTGATGCGTGGCGCGGTGAGGCCCTTTTCCTTCAACCGCTGTTCGAGTGTTGCTTCGTTCATTAACAGATCGCTCCTATGTTGTTGACCGTGTAACGGTACGTCGCAGTGAACTGAGTCGCGAGGCCCCGATCTATCAGGATCGTCACCTCACGTTGCTCGGAATCGTTGTAATGCAGACAGGTGTTCTGCGCGGCGGTCGTGGCGAGCGTTACCGTCGTTCCAGGGGTGAGCGGCGTGAACGACTGAATCTGTCGGTTACAAGCCGGCTCACGCAACGCCCACTCGACCGTGGTCGGCGTGCCATCAGCTCGCGCCTTTGTGTCGCGGAACTTCGCGGTGATCGAGAGCGCGGACGCTTCGTCGATCGTGTCGCTCACCGAACTGAACAAAATCGCATCAATCATCGATCGACCCTCCGTTTTCCTGCCACGCTACACGCGCGAGCCCGAGCCGCGCAACAATGGATAACCCGTTGATTGTTGGATCGCCGATCGATCGGATCGGATCATTGCGCGCCGATCAATCGCCGATCCCGCCTTACGACCTAACGACCTTACGACCTTGCTTCAACCTTTCCCCAACGCCCCATATTCCCCTCTATTTAACAGTAGTTTTTTCAGGAAAGGTTAAAGAAAAGGTCGTAAGGGTCGTAAGGTCGTAAGGCGAACCGCCGATCGGATCAGTTCTTGACCCATCGACGGATCGTTTTTCCGTTGATCCAGACCGGTTTCACCTCGTATCCGAGCGCTCGCAGCACCCGCGCGACCCGCATTTCGCTCGCCCTGTTCATGCGCTCGGGTGGGATGTTGAGCGCCCCGCGCAGTACGTCGGCGATGTGGAACGGGCGCTCGCACGGCGGCATCGGCGGCTGAGTCTCCCCGAGCATCGGAATCGGTATCTCGATCAGCCAGCGCTCGATTGCGGTCTCCCATGAATCGACGACCATGTGGAGCGCATGGCGAGTGGCGGCCAGCGACTCGGCGTCACGCCAGGCGATGCCCGACTGCCGGAAGCGCGCGGCGCCCTCCGCCCATAGCTGCAGCCGATCACGTTCGATCGCTTCACGCTGCAGGTTCGAGACGACGATCGGCAGCCAGCGGCGGTTCCCCGTATCGTCTTCTAAGAATTGGTGTTGGTTCGTCGTGCCCAGCATCAGGCATCGACGCGGGAAGGTGATAGCGAACTCCCGATATTTGGGAATCCATTGTTCGTGCGTGCGGGTGATGAACGATTTAACGGACTCAAGGTCGCGCTTCGACAGTCCGCGTAGCTCGCCGATTTCGCACACGAGCTTGCCGCGCATCAGTCTCGCGGTGTCGGTGTCGCGATCCATCAACGACAGCTCCGCATAGTGATCGGGGTGCGGCACGAGCGCTTGCAGACTCCACGTCTTGCGTGCGCCCTGCCCGCCGATCAACACCGGCACCATGTCTGCCTTGATGCCCGGCACGAGCGCGCGGCCGGCAAGCGCGGTCCATGTGTACGCTGAGACGGCGCGCGTGTAGTTGTCGTCTTCCGTGCCGGCGTACGCTGCGAAGAATCGATCGATGCGCGGCGTTCCGTCCCACTCCAGCGAGTCGAGCCATTTAATCGCGCTGTCGAACGTCTGGCGGTTGCCGACTTCATCGATCGCACGACGCATATACTCGACAGCGATCGTCGCGAATCCCAGGCGCTCGAAATCCATCATGATGCGCGTCGTTACCACGTCGTCGATGGGTCGCCATTCCTCGGTGCCGGTGGGCGCGATCATCACCTCGCCCCGGAACACGTCGAACGCAAGGCGCGGCATCTGAGGCAGCGCTAGTACCTGCGTGATGTTGAGCAACGTCGGAGCGAACTGGCCGTTCGGCTTGCGGGTTAAGTCGAGCGTGCCCATCGCGGTGACGGTGTCGGGCTCGGCACCTGGGGCAGACAGCACCGGCAGCGATGGCCAGTTGTAGACGCGCGGTGCGCCCTTCTGCGCGACCTTCAATGCGTATTTGAGTTTACGTTCCGCCTCGTGCGGCTCGCCGCGTACAGTCACGCAGCCGGCCTGCAGCGCGATCCGCATCGACCGTTCTTCATCGCGGCCGGTGAAATATAGAAGTTCGTTCATCAACGCCAGATCGGCGCGCGTGTATTCCCAACGCTGGCTCGGATCTTTCGGCGGATAGCGATCGGCGAGCGCATCGGCGTCGCCTTCCCATAGCGCTTGAAACAGCGACTTGCCCGACCCGAGTCGTTCTTCGGGGCGCATGATGATCGCGCAGATCTTACGCACGAGTTCATCGTCGTCGTCTGGCCCGCTCCACCCTTCCACCGGGCCGTCGCTGCCTTCACTCAGCGCGGCGGGTGTCTCAGGTGGAGCGGGCACTACCGAAAATAAAACGCCTTCGCCTTGACACATCTGCGTGTTGCTCGGAGCGACGCACGGCCCCGGCAGATAGTTAAGGCGCGTGATGTCCTTCGCCGATACGTCGGCCGCTCCGCCGAACAGATGATTGAGCGCCGCCCAGGTGGCCCGGTGCGTGGCCGCGTTGGTCTCGCCTGCTAACGGTACGATCACGCGCCAGCGCGGACGCTCATTCGTGTGGCCAAAGGTTGTATACGCTACGAACGTGTAGCCCTTGAGCCGGTCGCAGATCCCCTGGGCGTCAAGCCCGCTGTAATCTAGATCGAGCGTTACAGCGCACCCGCGTGGGTTGTGTGCGAGGTGGCGGCGATTCCCGTCGAACTGCGCAAAGCAGATCCAAGCGCCCATCTTCGCCGCTGCGAGCCGTTGCCCCTCGGGACTGGCGGACGGTGCTGCGGCGAGCGCGGGATATTCGGCGAGGGATATATGCGATTGCGGTCGCGGGTGCTGGGCGAGCCATTCAACAAACTGGGGCCACGTCAAGTCGTACAACGCACCGACGCCCAGTTCGTCGGCACGCGCCCCGTATGTAATTCGCATCGTTCTCGTAAAGCGGTGAAGGTCGAGTGCCGGAAATTACAACGCTGTTGACGGCGTCGTCAAATCGGCGGGCGGCCTACTTGTATGTTGTTCACGAAGCGATCGACAGTCATCAGCAAATGCGCCTTGATAGTGGCGCGTGTGATCGCCGTCACGGCGTCGAGCGACATTTGGTGGATCTTCGCTTTCGCCAGTTGAGCGCGCACGTCTGCGTCGTTGGCGATCGTGAGGTGGATCAACCGAGCGTGCGACTGCAGACGCCAATTCGACTCGAAGTAGCTCACTAGTGCAGCCTCGTCGGTGCGAGATTGATGAAGCCAAGCCATCCGCAGAACACGCAGAAGTCGGGCGGCGGCTGCGGCCATTCGCACGAACAGCTCACGCCGCATCCCTTACACTGCCACGCCCACCCGACGGGCAGCGGGGCGGGCTTCGGCTTCTCGCGCTGTCTCTTCACTTTCGCGGCCGATCCTCGTCAATCAACTGCGCCAACGCCATCAGCGCCGAGACGATTTCCGCGCGGGACGCGCCTTCGCGTACCGTCGTGAAATACTCCGAGCCGTTGAAGCGCAGGCACACGCGGAATTCTCCGAAGCCTTGCGGCGCCTGGCTGGTCTTCAACAGCACGTCGAGAAGTTCGTCGGGCATCGCTTACGCTCCCTGTTGCGCAATGAAAGACTTTAGAGCACGGACGCGCAACGCATGGGGTGCGTTCAACGCCTTCGCGTGGCGATAGCCGATCGCCTCCGACAACACCGCAAGGTTTTCCCCTGCGATTGCAGTCGTCACGACAGCGTCGCGCAGTTTTTTCATGCTCTTAAAATAGTAGGTGACAAGGCCCGTCGCCACGTGGGCATGCGCGGCAACCCCGTCCCGCGTGAGCGACTTGAACCCGCCGGGCTTCGCTGACATCTCCAGCGCCGCCTGTAAGATCACGTCACGCACGGATCGACCCTTTTCCGTTAACAATTGCTGAATCTCCACCTGAAGCGATAACGAGGTTATGCCACCGCAATTGCGCTTTCTCGCGATCGGTGCCGGTGTAGGCCCACCCTGGCGGCTTAATCTCTCTAGACTTGAATTGAGCAATAATCTTGCCCACGTCGTCAACTTCGATTCGTCGCGGCCCCCACCCGATCAGATCGTGCGACTTCAGCACGTCGCCGAGTTTCTTCGAGTCGTTGGCGAGCCCGTAGCGTATCCAGCGACCGGTTTTGTCCTGAAAAGCGCCCCGGTTATTTCGCCACAGATGCCACCCCGCCTCGGCTGCTTCGAGGCGCACGATCTGTTGCACGTCAGCCTCGTTGCGCGCTTCCTCGGGGGTTTCGGGGGCGCCCTCCCCGATCAGCGCCATGTCGTAAATAGCGCCGTCGGGGATGCCCCACTTATCCGCCCACTCGTCAAGCGTCACCGGTTGTACTCCAATGTTCGGATGCAGACGACGTTTCCGACCACGGGTTCGATTGCTAGCGCCGTTCGGTAGAGCTTGCCGCCGACCTTGCACGTATCGACGGCGCGAATCGAGATTGACCGACCGTCTTCGCGCGCCTCAATCGAGAACATTGTGCGCCCGTCAGGGGTGACGAATCGGATCGACTCGCCTGCGATCACTTGAACGTTCTGCCGAAGCTCGTTCCCCGTCTGCATCTGCAGGCGCTTCACCTTCCTGCGATTAGGCATCGCTGCAAACTCCCGTGCCGCCCATTGCATGATTGGCGCAGCAAGCGTCTCGCGCGGCGTCCTTCTGCACGCGCTGACGCATGATCGCTTCGCCACTCACGAGTCCCGCCGCATCAGCCCTGAACTGATCTTCAGCGGCGCACGCCAGCTTGAAGTTATCGGCGGAGTCAGGAATAAACGGTGTCCCTAGCACGCGCTGAGCATCGCGAATTCGGATCGCGTCTCGCGCGGCGTTGATCAGGGTCGCGGTATTCCCTGGCGTCGGAGGCGGCAGCCCCTTGAACGCGGATGCAATGTCCAGCAGGTTGAGCGCTACGCTAAGCGTCTCGCGAATGCGGGGCAGAACCGCCGCCGCTGACAGCCCTGGGTTGAGCGCATCCGAAATCGCCAAATTGATTTGTTCCCGCGCCGCGTAGGTCGTATCTCTGACGGTGATCCGTTCGGCATATACGCGATCCGAGATGCGCGAGTGCACGAAGTTAAGAACCGCATGCAACGAATCGTGCGCATTTTGCTGCGCCTGACGCAGACGCACGCCGGTCGAGGCGTGTTCCTCCAACAACTTCTCCAACTGGGAACGTTCTTCAAGCGACAGCAGCGGCGGTGCCATGGTCCAACCTCACTATATTGTTACGTTCTAACTCGGCGCGGATCTTCGATTGAAGCTCACCCGCCTCACGCGCGCCGAGAACTTGCGCGGAGGCAATATCGATTCCGAAGCGATGCCAGAATAAGCGGTAAATCTCGCGATCCTGCAGATGCATCACATCGCGCTGCCACCCGGACCAAAGCGCGATTGCCTCACGCAGCGGTGCCTGAGCGACTTGTCGCAGATAATGGTTCTTGCGGATCGATTCGGCCACGATGCCCGTGACGTTGTGAGGAATCGTTGGCGCTCCGTCGATGCGCTCGATTTCCCCGCGCATCGCTTTGAGGATGGCGAAGTCGAGTTCTTCTAAGTCGCCCTCCACCTGTTCGGGCGCTCCGCGTCGATCCGGTGGCGGCTTCATCGTCTGGCAGTACGGGCACCGCAAAAGGATCGCGCTATACGGCTTGAAGCATTCTTCGTTCTGGCACGTGCGCAGTTTGATTGCGTTCGGGTCGCGCTTCTCGCGGCCGGAGCGGCGATCGAGAGTGTATTCCTGCTGCGAGTCGAACGACCCGCGCCGCAGGTAGTGGCGCATCACGTTGCCCACGTGATCGTGGACGTAAAAGCGGGGCTTCGGGCTTCGTGCAATCGCGGCGATGCGCTGATCGTTCGAGAGATTGCCCCATTGTTCCCAGATTGCAGCGTCAGTGATTAGCGGTCGTGTGCCTCGCCCCATCTGTTGACAGAACACCTGCCATGACTCGGTGTGACGCCCGAGCGAGATTATCTCGACGGCCGGCACGTCAACCCCTTCGCCCAGCACATCGACGGACACGAGCTGCCGCAGCTTCCCGGCGGCGAACTGTTTCATGATGATTGCGCGAGCGGCGATGCTCGTGTCGTCGGTGACGATTTCCGTCGGCACGCCTGCTTCGCGGAATGCCTTGCAGGTTTTGTCAGCCTCTTCCTTATCGACGACGAACGTCAGCCCGAGTAACGCGCGCCCTTCCTTCTCGCATCGGCGCTTGTACTCTTTGACGATCGAGCCAACGAGAACTTTCGAGGCGTGCACACGTTCGCGCAGTGTCTTCTGAACAAGGTCGCCCGACGCACCGATCGGAATGTCGGAGATGTCAATATCCAACGGCGGGCAACGTATGTCCCAATCGCACAAAAACCCGCGATCGATCAAATACCGTGCGTGCGGGCCGACGACCAACGCATCGGCGAGTCCGTCGCGCTCGGGGTTTTCTTTCGTCGCCCGCCCCAACCCGAGCCCATCCGCGCGGCACGCGTGGGCCGTGACGAAAAGCCCCCAGGCATTCGGCAGCAGATGCAGCGCTCGCGCGACTTCGCTATCCGCTAAAACGTGATGCCCCTCGTCTACTAGCGCGAGCTTGCATTGGTCGAACCAACGATCTTTGCCGTCGCGATTCGCTAGCGTCTTCGTGCTGGCGACGCGGATCGGCGCCGTCGCTCGATAAAACGACTTGCCGTGCGTATCGACTTCTAGCCGGATGATTTCGCGGATCAACTGCTTTGGAGCGATGATCGAATGCGGCACGTGTTCGCGGTTGAGAGTCAATGCGAGCTGCGACACGAGCGGCGATCGATGAACGGTCACGGCTGCCGGGCCGTCGAACTCTTGAAGAATGGCGCCGTTCAATACGGCTTTTCCACCGCCGGTCGCCATCGTAGCAATGACGTTGCGGTGGCCAGCGTGCCAAGCCTCGTATATGCGCTGTTTTAAGTCGTGTTGATAGTCTCGAAGCATTGCGGTTCGTACAGTTTGACGGCGCCGTCAACATACATCAATATCGCCCGCCATCTCAACCGGCGGAGGCATTAGAAAATGCGTATTGAGTTCCATCCTGATCGAGAAGACAGCGCGACCCTTCGGTGGATCATTGCGATATGTGAAGGGACGATCAACGCGAACGCGGAGCGTGAAGCGCGTTACGCGGCGAGCGAAGCGGCCCGGCAGGGTAACGCTCAACAGGCGAACGACGATGCAGTGAGCGCAGCGGCGCGAGCGGCCTTCGCGAAGGGCTTGCCGGCTGGCTCCGGCGTGAAAACGCCCGCGCTGATCGGCGTCCGTGAAGATACCGGCGAAATCGACAACGACGCCAATGCAGCCCGCCAGGCGTTCGGAGGTGGCGCTACCGTTCTCCCTTTCCCGACTGCGAGCGGTTCACCCGTCTCGGCGGCTCCGTCTGCTGCCCCGGCGCCTTCGACGACACCGAACACTGCCTCGCCTGCACCAGTTGCCCCGGCTGCCCCATCTGTACCTGACCGCGACTCAAAAGGCGTCCCCTGGGATGCCCGCATCCATTCCGAGGCACGGACGAAGAACAACGACGGTTCGTGGAGGTACAAAAGAAAACTTGACGACGCCGTCAAAAAAGCCGTGGAAGCGGAACTTTCCGTCGTTACCAATGCGGCCGCACCCGCTGTGGGGCAGCCCCCAAACGCAGCCGTGCCGCCCCCTCCGCCGCCGCCTTCCTTTGCTGTGCCTACCCCGCCACCGCCCGCCCCGCCGGTGAGTCTTTCTGCGAACGGTGCCGCGAGTGTGCCGATGCCGCCTCCAAATGACGGAGTGTCCAACGCCGGTCAGCCGGTCATGGTGCCGCAGCCCCCGGTGACTCCCCAAGCGCCGCCGAATGCGACTCCCAGCGTGGCACCGGTGGCACCTGTAAACCCTACTGTCGCGCCCCCGGCGCCATCTTCGGCGACTGCCGGTGGATCTGTTGCGGCTATTTCATTCCCTGAACTGGTGGTGAAGCTCAACAAGGCGTTGACTGCGAATCAGATCACGCAAACCGACATGGAAACGGTCTGTTCCGAACTGGGCCTCGAAGGCGTCGGGGCGTTGTCTGCACCGGAGAATGCGCATCTCGTTGGCGAAGTCGATCGCAAGCTATTCGGGGTGAAGTGATGGCCGGCTATCACGCACCGATCGCGCCTTCGAGCCTGGCGCTAACGGTAGCTTGCAATGCGTGGGTTCAGATGTCTCGGGATCTTCCGCCCGAGCCTGACACGCCCGAATCGCTCGAAGGCAACGCGGCCGATTGGGTCGCCAAACAGTACGCGAAGGGGAACGAAGTCGCCTACGGAACCGAAACGCCGGTGAAGGGGATTAAGGTCGATTACGACATGATCCACGGCGCGAAGATGTGGGCGCGCACGCTGCGGTACGGGCATTACTCCGGCGTCCCGGTTGTCATCACTCGGATACATCCGACGGCGTGTTGGGGCGAGCCTGACGGCGCGTCGTATGACGGTATCGAGCAAGTGTTGCACGTGCCGGACTACAAATACGGCTTCGATCTGGTGGAGGTGTTCGAGAATTGGCAGGTGATGGCCTACGCGATCGGGCTTCTCGACACGCTCGGGCTGAACGATGAAGAGACGACCGTAAAAATGACGATCGTTCAACCTCGCGCGTTCCACCGCGCGGGGCCGATCCGCGAATGGATCGTGAACGGCGCCGACCTTCGCGCGTTCGCGACGATCGCTCACAACGCTGCAATGAGCGCGCTTCGCAAGCCCGGCGAGCTGATGTGGAACAAATCGCTAGAGGCGGTCGCTGGCCCTCACTGCATGACTCATCATTGCCCCGCTCGCCACGTGTGCCCGACGTTGCAGCTCGCGGCGGGGCATATATCCGAGTGGACGCGTAAAGCAGAATCGCCGCTCGAACTCACGCCCGAGGCGATGGGAACCGAGTGGACGATCCTGCGCAACGCCTTCGAGGTGTTGAGAGCGCGCAAGGAAGGCTTAGAGACGCAAATCGAATCGTTGCTCCGCAAGGGCGAGCGGGTGCCGGGTGCGAAGATGGAAAGCGGCGGTGCGCCGTTGAAGTGGAAACCCGGCGTGACGATCGAAGACGTGCTCGGGCTCGGAAGGATGCAGGCACCGGCTAAAGACTTCCGCGCGGTGAACACCGATCCGAATTCTCGCAAATGCCAAGTCGTCACGCCCACGCAGGCGATCAAGGCAGGCGCGGATGAATCGTTGGTGAAGGTTTACGCCGAACCGACGCCGTCTGCGATGAAGCTAGTTCCCGACGACGGCACGGAGGCGCGCAAGGCGTTCGGCGCGACGCCAGGGTGACGGCGCTCGCAATCATCGGTGCGATTGCGTTCGGGATTGCATGCTACTTTCTCGGGCGGCACATGGAACGCGTGTCGCTCGGCTGCATCGTGATCGACGAATATGCGCAGATGACGACGCGGCCAAAGGTGGGCGTAGGCGCAGTGAGCCGAAGAGGCGCGATTAGCGTCTATACCTTCGACGACGCTGACGAGGTTCAGCGGCACGCGAAGGGCGCCATGCATGGCGAATCGCTCGCACGCATTCTCGGGGTCGAAGTGATCGACCGGCGGCTAAAATGAGATGCGCCAACCGAACCGCAAGCGGGCTCGTTCAATGCACGCTCGAAGCTCAACACGAGGGGGATCACGAGAATCACAATCATCCTTGCGCTACGGATGTGATCCGATGGCCGCGCCTTCATATGCTCGGCGTCGGGCCGATCTTGTGGCGGCAAGTTGTCAATCGGCACTATCCGGGGCGCAATCTCGGCGACAGTCCGCCGTTCACGCGGGCGCATCTGGAGACGATCGAGGCGCACCGGTGCCCGGCTTCACGCGAATACTACGCATGGATTGACAACATTTGACGGCGCCGTCAACCTTCTAGCTTCCCACATCAAACGAGGATTCTATGCCTACTCCGTTGATCAAATATCTCACGTTCCCGGTCGGCCGCATGCTGACGGGATCAGTCTCGAAAGCCCGCGACAAAGACAAAGCGGGCAAACCGTTGCTGACGAAGGATCAGCGCCCGCGCCAGGAATGGACGTTTGGCGTCGGTTACGAAAAGGCGGGAACCGCTCACTGGGCGCAGACCGAGTGGGGCGCGATTGCCTGGGGTGTCGGCACCGCAGGATTCCCCGGCTTGTTCAATCAGGACGGCACTACGACGAAACGGTTTTCGTGGAAGATCGTAGACGGCGATTCGCAGATCCCGAACGACGAAGGCAACAAGCCTTGCGATAACGAAGGATGGCCGGGCCATTGGGTCGTGTTCTTCAAGTCGTCGTTCCCTCCGACGACGTGGAACGCTGACGGCACGAAGGCGATCGACCCGAGCGAGATTCGGCCCGGTATGTTCGTGCAGGTGGCGGGCTCGATCGACTCTAACGGCGACATGGGGAAGCCGGGGATCTACGTCAATCACGCGATGGTCGCGCTCGCGGGGTATCACCCCGATGGCGAAATAAAGAGCGCGGGCGCCGATCCTCGCCAAGCGGGATTCGGGCAGGGCGCGGCACCAGCGAACATGCAGCGTGTTCCGGCCGGTGCGCTCGCGCCGAATGCAAGCCAGCCGCCTGGCCCTCCCTCGGCGCCCGCGATGCCTGGCGTTCCTGGGGGAGTTGCAGCACCCCCGCCGGGTGCGCCCGTATTGCCTCCCACGGCGCCGCCAACGGGTGTCGCTCCGCACCCTGGCATTCTGCGCCCGCCCGGCTCACCGCCCGCGCCCGTGGCTCCTATGGCGGCTGCGACGCCACCCCCGCCGCCTCCGCCGCCTCCCGCTGGTCCGCAGGTTACGGCGAAAGCCGGTCCCGGCGTGACGTGGGCCGCGCTTCAGGCGGCCGGGTGGGACGAAGCAACGGCACGAGCGCACGGGATGATCGTGTGACGTGATTCACACTTCACCGTCTGCGGGTCGTTAAATCCCCGCGAATGCCACGCGGCCAACCGCAGGCGGTGAAGTCGTGATATACGCTGAAGCTAGAGCAGAGATGAATTCGGAGCTGATGGACTCCGAGCCGGTTTTCCACGGGTCGTTAACCGGCGATCGAAAAAACTCCGTGAGCCGGTGGCGTTCTATGGGGCCGTCGGTGACGGGTGTCGAAGCTGCATCTAGCGTGACGAGCGAGGCGCCTAATCCGCGCCCTACGTAGAAAGCGGCAACAACGCCCGGCGCCGATCATTCCCCCGAGTCATGGGGAGCGCGCGACCGGCCTTGATTTTGGGTCACATGCTCAACGGACAAATAATCGAACTCGGGCCGTTCATCGCAACTGTTCTGCCCGAACACGACTACGAAACTTATTCCGAGGCGGGCTATCGATGGGTCGATCCGCCGCAGCCCGGCGAGTGGAAGTGGAAGGCGCCGACGAAGCGCAAAGCCGGCGAGTGGATTTGGAAACCTGCGTTCGGCTGGTGGGAGTCACTGCCGGGCCTATCCGATCAAAACCGAGGATTGAAAGCGGTCGGCACAGTTAACTATGTGCTGCATCCGTCGTTCCGCGTGCTCTGCTACGCGTACGATCTGAAGGACGGCAAAGGGCGCCGCCGATGGAAGCCAGGCGAGCCGCCCCCGCACGATCTAATCGCTCACGTGGCCGGCGGCGGCATCCTCGAAGCGTGGAACACGATGTTCGAGTGGCGCGTCTGGAATCTTCATTGCGTGCCAAAGTTCGGATGGCCCGAGCTGAAGATCGAGCAATTGCGCTGCTGTATGGCGAAGGCTCGCGCGAGCGCATACCCCGGTGCGATGGAAGACGCCGGCAATGTGCTGCGCCTGGTGACACCGAAAGATGTCGAAGGCGCGGCGATCATGCGCACGCTGACGAAGCCGAAGAATCCAACCGCGAAAGATCCCGACATAAGGTGGACGCCCGAGACGAAGCCGGCGGAGTTCGAGCGCCTTTATAGCTACAACGAAACAGACATTGCTGCCGAAGCTGAGGCATCGACAAAGATCGCTGATCTATCGCCGCACGAGCTTGCGGTCTGGCAGATGGATTTCCGCATCAACGCTCGCGGGATGCAGATCGATCGGAAGGCGGTCGAAGACTGCATCTGCATCGTCGAGCAGGCTTACGCGAAATACAACGCCGAGTTGTTCCGGTTGACTGGAGTTGCCGAAGCGAGCAAGGCAGCACAATTGCTCGCATGGATGGCGGCGCAAGGAATCTTCCTCCCCGACCTAGACGAAGAAACAGTCGCCGACGCGCTCACGCGGCCATACCCGTTGAACGTGCTCCGTGCGTTGAAGATCCGCCAGATTCTCGCGTTCGGCTCGGTGAGAAAGCTGTACGCGATGCGCTCGCATTCAACTGCCGAAGGGCGCTTGTACGATCAATACGTGTATTACGGCGCGCACACCTCGCTTTGGAACGGACGCGCGGTGCAGGTGGCGAACCTCTATAAAGGCAACTTCAATCACCCCGCGCAAGTCGAACTCGCCCTCTCGATCGTCGCAACGCGTCGGCTCGAAGCAGTTGAAGCAGCATACGGCGACGCGCTCGAACTGATCGCAAATTGTCTGCGGTCGATGATCATCGCTCGCCCAGGAACGCGGCTCATAAGTGCCGACTTCACTGCGATTCAAGCCGTCGTTACCGCAGCTCTAGCAGGTGAAGAGTGGGTCTTAGATGTGTTTCGCACGCACGGGATGATCTATGAAGCGATGGCGTCGAAACTCACCGGGAAGCCGCTTCAATTTTACATCGATTATAAAAAGGAACATCGCAAGCATCACGAGGATCGGCAAAAATGGGGGAAGCTACCTGTTCTCGCCGGAGGTTTCGGCGCATGGATTGGCGGTTGGAAACGCTTTGGTGCCGACAAGCTGATCGGTGACGACGACGAAATAAAAAAGGTGGCGCTAGCTCAGCGACGCGAGAACCCGAACACCGTCGAGCTGTGGGGCGGCCAGACGCGGAACAAGTTTAACCGCGACGCACGCGGCAACTATGCCGAAGAACGCGCCGAACTCTACGGGCTCGAAGGCGCAGCGATTAGCGCTGTACGCTTTCCCGGTGCCGATCACGATCGCACGGGGTACGGGCAAGCGTTCCAATATCGCGGCGTCGTCTATCAGATGATTGGCGATTGTCTGTATTGCCTGCCTCCGAGCGGCGGATGCATCCGCTATCACTCGCCTCGCCTCGAACAGTCGCGCCGAGATTACGCGAGCCCTTGGGAAGTGGAACTCAGTTACGAGGGATGGAACAGCAACGCCACCAAAGGCAAGGAAGGTTGGCAGCGGATGAAGCTATACGGCGGGGTTCTGACGCAGAACGTTGTGTCGCATCTCGCTCGTGAAGTTCAGGCACACGCGCTGCTGCGACTCGAAGCTCACGGATACCCTGTCGTCATGCACACGCACGACGAAAACGTGACCGAGGTTCCGATCGGCCAGGGCTCGAAGGAAGAATACACAGCGCTGATGCGCATCCTCCCCGACTTTGCGCGAACACCAGACGGCAGACCGTGGCCGATCAACGTCCCTGATGCGTGGGAAGCGTTCCGCTTTGGCAAGTGGGAGTTTTGAAGGGGGTCACATGAATCTGGACATTGCCGACGATGTTCGCATCTCGGTTATCGGTCGCGTCGTCGAGTCGGGGAAGATCATCGCCCTAGCAATGAGCCGGCGCGAAAAGGTAGAACTCTACGTTAAACGGATGCAGGAACTTTTCCCGCGCGTGAGAGTGGTCGATCGAATCACGGCGGGCGATATAGTCATTTTGAAATTTGGCCCATCAGCGGAGCAATGAACATGCCTCGAAACCTCGATATGCCTGCGCACCCTCGAAACGATGCCGTCGAACACGCCGGGCTAACGAAGCTCGAATACGCTGCGGTTCATATCGCGGCAGGCATCGCAGCTAGCGGGGTTTACAGCCGATCCCAGATGCAAACAGCAGTTCCGGCTGATGCGGCGAAGATCGCGCGGGATCTGTTTTTGGCGTTGGCTGCCGCCGATAGTTGACGGCCCCGTCAATTCTGCAAAGCAGTTCACAATAAAAAGTTGACGGCGCCGTCAACTTTGCGGCATTCTTCGCCCATCGACAAACCGATCGGAGCTTGCCATGAATCGCTACCAGCCCGCCGAACAGATCCGCGATGGGATCAAGGTTCACTTGATCGTTGACACCCGTCGTAACGTGATCCACGACGACGTGTGGTTTTCGGACACGTTGCGCGACGCGGCTATGAATCACCTCAACGAGAACGCCGCGAAGGTTCGCAAGGCTCGCCAGGAAGGTTGCGAATCGGTTTGCAACGCTGACGCGACGTGCCCGTATAACCCCGACTCCGAAGACGAAGTCGAGCGGATTTGCGCCGAAGAATGGATCGAGGCGCGCGACGACGAGTTCGAGCGGTTGGTGGACGAACTGCCGGAACGCGAGTAATGCGCGCCAATCCGCGAGCCCCCGCAAAGCCGCTAGACAAGCCTCAGCGGCTGATCGAAACCGATAACGAGGTTTTCGGAGACAAAGTTGCCGACATTAAAGTGTCGGTCGATGTGGTGACGCTGATCCGCATTCTCGGGTCGCGCGCCGTCAAGAACAAATCCGGCCGTGCGCTGCTGCTCGGAGGCGCGATCACGGTCACTGCAACACGGGTCAGGGAGTTCAAACGCATATGACACTCGAACGATATTTCGTGGCGATCGACAGATCCGGCGAGCCGATCGCACAGCGCACTACGATCCGCGCCGTGCCTCCGCAATCAGCGAACGCGCGCGGCCAATTCTCGGTGAAGCCGCCGGGCAAGTCTCACCCGCTCAAAGTCGTGGAGGTGCCGAAGCCGGTCGAATGGGTCGCGACCGCAACGTTACTCGGAAGCAACACGAAGGTGTCGCAGCGTAGTCGGTCGGGGCGGCCTGGGCAAAATTACTTGCTCTATCGCTACACGATTCGCGGCACCAACGAGCGACACGAAACGGTGGTCTGGACAGACGCGCGGCGCGAAGACTACGCCGCTGCTCACCCGGATGTCGAAGTCGTCGCCTACGCGGCGGGCAAAGTTGAAATCCGCAACTGGCCGCCTCGCCTTCCGAACGTCTTTGCGTAACCGATGACCCCTTGGCGGGGCGCTCGCGGCCCCGTCTTTTTATAGCCGTCTGGATACTTCCTCATGCCCGAATACAAAATGGTGACTGTTCCTTTTATGGAACGGCTCGGAGTTCAAAGCTCGTTAGGCAGCTCGGCCAAAGTTGAGTGGGGATCGACCCCTGGCGACTACGGCATGACGTTCGCGAGCACATTCACGGGGCCTCGCGATCCGGGGCCGTGTACGACTGAACTTTCGGTGCGAAGAGTCATTCACCCGCGCATCGCAGGCCCCGAGCTACAGATAACGATGGAAATAACACAGCGTTATTCCTCCGGCGCGAACTCTCGGCGCATGCACGGTAACATCTGCCTGCATGGCGAAGCGCTCGCGGAGTTTACGCGACGGGTTCTCATGAACCCCAAAACGCCGCTGTTCGATCCGGTGAACGACGCTCGATCCGCGCTAGAGCGATACGACGAGGGCTCGCGGATTTCGTCCTCCAAAGATCTGGCCGAATCCTTACGGGCACTTTTGAAGGTGATCGATTCCAAAACGTAACTTGCAAGAAAAAGTTAAATAGACATAATAGGAAGTTGACGGCATCGTCAAGAACTGTGACGCAGTTTTGACGGCGCCGTCAATTTTGGGGTTAGACTCCTTTCCCATGAAATACGCGCTCACCTTCGTGCACAAAACCTGCGGATATCGCGTTCACGCTACGACGTGCGCCAACGCGGCCGATAAGTTTTTCGTGAAGAACTCTCAGTCGCTGATCCCCGAGAGCTTCGATTCGATCGATGCCGCACGGGCGTTCGCCGACGCTGACGAGAGTGCTAAAGCGGGCGCGACGGTCAAAGCGAATTTCCGAATTTGCAACTGTGCCAAAGGTTGAGGGAGTCAATCATGCGAGCGTTTCTCGTGTTGCTGTTCATCCTGGGGGTTCTGGCGGTCGCGCATCGGTGCACCGAGTTCGTTCAGCACGCCAAGGCGTCGCGCGCCGAACAGATTTCTATGGTGACGAAATGAACCGCGCAACGACCGAGCCGACGACCGCGCCAACGAGCGGCGACAACCTTGCGGTGAAAGTGGCGCGCACGTTCATCGCTCGCGCAACGAATCTCGACATGCGCAAAGGCGTGAAGCGCGATCGGGATGCGCTGAGCTTCGTGATCGGCGCCGCCGCTGGAGTGTCAGCCGCTCACCCGGATGGCGATGCTTGCCCGGATTACAAGCGGCTCGAATTGCTCGCGTTCATGGTCGCATCGCGCGGTTACAAGTTTCTCGAAGAAATCGTCGCGAAGGAAAAGCAGTCGTGAACACCGGTCGCTATCGCGCGCTGTCGCAGGGCTTCGAGCCCGGTCACGACCCGTACGACACGACACGCCCGAGCAACAGGCCGACGCACCGCGCGACGCTGTTCGGGCAGGATCTTCTAGAGTTCCTCGCCGACGAAGCGGTGCTGTCGATCGCCGATGAAGACATCCGGCGGGAAGTGGGGGTCGCCCCTCATGCGCACTACCCGACCGGCCCGAGCGCCATCGCTGAAGCCGCGCACGGGGCGTACTGGACCGAAACCGATCGCAAAGAGTTCAAGCCGTGAAGTTGCTAGCCCTCGGGGCGCTCGTTGTGGCGCTCTACATCGTACGGAAACGACGCAGGCGCCGCGCACGAGTGCTGCCCGCTGCGTCGGTCGCGTGTCGGCGGAACGGGCCGGAGGCTGCGCCGTAATGCTTACAACGAACGTCACATATTGGACGTGTGATCACTGCGATCAGAAGCGCAAATGTGTGCGGATCGAAGTGACTGCCGAAGATGGCGGGCGCCTTCCGTTCCTGTCGATCTGGATTTGCGCGGAGTGTTTGCGTAGACTTGCCACGTTCACGGATCGGTCGAGATAGCCGGGCGGGTTGTAGCCGCCTCGATTCGTACGCCCGCGACCCCCTCGCGCAGTGCCATCAAAGCGAATCCGCCCGCCCGGCTATCAACTACGGAAGCAGCGACGCCTCTTCCGTTCGACGCAGCACGAGCCCTCGCAACACCTTGCCCCCGGCTCGAACCCATCGCAGAAATTCAACCCGAGCGGCTGGCCAGTCGCGAGCGATCAGCTTGCGCCGTAGCGTCGAAGCGCGGAAGTTCGATTCACCGAGGTTGTATAGGAAGTCAACTACGGCGACAAGGATCGGCCCCTCGGCGGTGGGGCACAGCGCGCGGGCTGCCGGCTCATAACGCGTACGGATCAGCCAGGCGAGAATTTTGTCGGCCATCGCTCGATCGAGCGGCGGATCGGTGAGCATGACCCTTCGGCCGTCGGGGTAGAACGTGAACCCATACCCGATCGTCGGCACACCAGCGGGGCACAGATAAGGGCTCGCGCGGAAGCCTTCCCACTTCCGCACGAGCATGGCGCTTTCTACTTCGGCGCTCACTCAACCTTCGTGTTCGTCGCCTTGTTCGGGCGAGGCGGCGGAGGGTTGATCGTCTTGCACGCTGGCGTTCCGGGGTCGGACTCGGCCCCTGCCTTCGTCACTGCGATCACCGTGTAACAGCGCGTTCCGACGCCATCGCCCGCGCGAGTGAAGATCGCTGACGTTCCCGGCCACGCGACGATTGATTGGCCACCGCTGAATGGGCCACTCGCGCTCGTGCCCCATTGCACCCGAAGTTCCTTCATATCGGCCGATACAATCGCCGATCCGTCGGTGTAGGTCGTCGGATTCGTCCATGTCACAGAGTCGGTGAGCGTCTGGGCCGGTACACCGTGAATGACGCCAAGCGCCACGCCGACCGCCGCAATGAGCGCTGCGATTTTGGCCTGCGCCTTGTTGAGCCACGCTTTCAATTTCTTCACGTCGATGTTTCCTCGTTTAGAGAGTTGATAAAACCTCGCCAGACGGTCAACACCGCCGAAGCTGCGAGCCAGTATTTCAGATGTGACTCAGGGATGATCCCTGCCACGCCTGCGAGCGCCGCGATCGTACCTTGCGCGACGCCGATGATCTTCGTTCCGTGATTCTTCCAAACCTGTTTTTCCTGCATATTACTTCCCCCGCTTGGCGAGCGATCGGTCGGCAACATACATCCCGAGGATCGCATCGCAGATCAAAAGAACGTGCGGCGTTGGCGTGCCGCTGTTGGCGATGATTTCTTGTGCGAGCACGAAGATCGCCGCCGTCGCCAGCAACGGGCGAATCGTTGCGTTCCATGCATCGACCCACTTAATGCCCGTTGGCGCACCGATCGCGGCAACACCGAGACGCCATGCTTCCGCCTCGATACGCGCTAGATCGGCGTCGCGCTGAACTTCGATCGTCTTCACGCCGAGTTCAGATTGCAACCGAAGCGATTCGAGGTTACGGGCATGCGCTCGATCGTCGATCGCAGCTTGCGCATTCATGCGGTCGAGTTCGTATCGGTGCGACTGCTTCGCGGTGAAGTAGGCGGACACTTCGCCCCAGATCATGCGAAATGCTGAGCCGCCCAGGAATGAGAACAACGCCGACCACATAGCTTTAACCTCGCTCCGGTGGATCGCATGCGGGCTCCGGCGCCCTGACTCCCGCGATCGATTCATATTCCGACTGTAGGGAGTCGATGTAACGCGTTAGCGCTTCCTTCACTCGTTCGTCGTTGGTGACGCATCTCACTCGAACCTGCGCGCGGATTTCTTGAGAGAGTGTCACGCGAGCCGATGCGCTCACCGTCTTTTGCAGCTTTTCCACATCGATGGCCCGCGCGTACCCCGACAACCCGAGGAACGCGAAGGCGCCGAATGCCCATGCTGCGTGCAATGTCATGCCGACAACCCATCCAATTTGAAGAACCTTTCGCGTCTCCCGGCTGCTGAGCCCGAAGCCGGTACGAATCAACCCTAGCCCCTCGTCTGCGTCCATCGTCCCTCGTCTTTGTAATGCTCTACTTTCGTCTCAGAAACCAAACTGTGAAGTAAGGCGGATCAATGGTTACGCTGTGCTGGTGATCGGGAACGGTGCTGGTGCTAGCGCTCGGATGATCATGTCCTTGACCGCCGCCGGTTGGCTCGATCAACGCATTGCCGCCGCTGTTGCCTGCTGCCGTCTTGTAACTCGGCGCGTTATCGAGCGCCCATAGGTTTTTTCCGCTGCCGCTGCAGCTTGTATCGTTCATGTACGCACGATGCCCGTGCGAGGGAATCTCATTCGTCGTAAGCGTGTGGCTCGGGGTGTTCGAGGTGTGCCCGTGACCGCCACTCGCGGTTGTCAGCACCGTCCCGACAGTTCCACCCGTCGAACCCGCTCCGCTGATCGGCTTCGTGTTCGAGACGCCCATCGGCGTTCGGTCACGCGAGTCCTTCGTGCCGTTCGAGCCGTCGCACACCTGCCAAAGCTGCGGCGGATACGCGGCATCGCGTGCCGTTGGATCGCCATCGAACATGACGACGGTTCCGGTCGGGAAAGCAACGTGCGGGTGGATCGGGTCGTAATCTCCGAGAAGCGTTCCGTCCGCTCCGTAGAGCTGCACTCGATACACGACCGTCGAATCGAGATAGATCACCGGGAAGCGGCCCGCTGTATCGGACTCAACCTCGGTCCCGAGCGACGACGTTAGATTTGCGTCGGAGTACACCGGCGTGGGCGTCGTCGTTCCGCTCTCGAAGAACTTATATTTGCAACCGGGCATCACTGCGCCCAGGTTGTCGAGAGGCTGAGAAACCGGGTTATAGAAAATGTTTGCTGTCACTTCATCAACTCCGATGCGTCGTAACGATCACGCAGCCCCGTGCGCCTGCGCCTCCGGCTCCAGATGCGCCCGAGCCGATGCAAGCGCCACCACCGCCCCCG